GGCGCACCAGGAACATTAATCATTCCGCCGTAATACATTTCACGTCTCTGTAATCTTTTTATTTTACTCGTCTTCTTCTAATTCGTACTGAGAAGAATCGTTGACCTTGGTGAGGACAACCCCCTCTCCTTGAAGGTCCCAATTCAAGATGTCTCCTTCCCGCCAGCCAAGCTCTTCAATCAACTCATCGGGAAAAGTAAGGAAAAGCTCTCCGAACTCGTCTTCCTCTATTTCAAGGATGTAGCTCATTTGGACAAAATCTTTTCCATAAGTTTATCAAGCTTCGCATTGATCTGCCGAAAATTATCCTGCATTTCCTGGATCTCCCTTAAAAAGTCAACCTTCAACACATAAACCAGCGGCATCCTGTTCACCTGATCCTCCATTACGTCTAGCCGTTTTTTCTGTAGCTGAATCATCTCAACAGAATTTTGGATGCGCTGGTTTTGACGCTCCATGATTTTTGTGACCGTCCACGAGCCTCCCGTGGCCGCCGAAATGGCGACCGTAACGGCAAGCATAAGGTACTCCGGTCCCACGGCTGAATTTCTGTTATAACTATTTTAGGTCTAGTAATCGAGATGTAACTGACCTTTACGTGCCAGGCCAGTAACAAGCCACACAAGCGCATCAATACAATCGTCGTGACTGCTTACCCCAAAGTTTGTAAGTTCGTCGAACATGTGCGTAAAGTTTCTGAAACGATTAAAGATGATCTTTCGATCCTCAAACATGCCAATGATTCCCCTGAATCTAGCGAGCTTGTCTGCCCGGAAACCTTTGACAGGGTGCCAGATCAAATTATAAAGTCCTTCGTTATTTAGGCACACCCTCTTAAAGTCAGCCTCAAGGGATGCTTGGTACTGCACAGCCTCAGACCAGATGTCACACGTTGAATAAGTGGGGAAATAATTCCCATTGTCGTCTTTACCTAACACAGACCAGTCATTCAGCAGCTCTTTCATGGCATCGAGTTTTTCCAGGTTCCCCATAACTCTGATGCGCCTGTAATCAATGATGTGAATCCGATCTCCAATGCGACCGCCTAGGACCATCACGGTGTAATCATTCTTTTCTTTAATGCCAGCAGACAAGTCAACACCAATGCCAAGAGCGTCAAACTCAGTTGAAATTTCAGCTTTAACAATCAGCTCTGGCGCCAGAGACAGTTCATTCTGTCTGACGATCTGATTCATGTACTGGAAAGAAAAAGCAATAGGTGCCTGCCGTTTCTTTTCCTTCAAATAATCCAACGACCACATCTCAGGCCAATAGGATTCTTCCTCGCCTGTTTTGGGGTTTTGCTGGATAGCAGAAAGAACAATCTGTGTCCAGTTGTTCTGTTCGTTGAATGTGGTTGCATGAATATCATCGTGTCGGAACCTGGTTCCAAGACAGATTGCTCGTCCCCCTTCAAACATGGTGGGAGAAATCACAGCATTCCAATTGTCCTGCATCATCTTTCTGATGTCAGGGTTGGAGATGTCAGCCGCCGACTTAATGGCGTCATCAATCATAACCAGGTGAGAACGCTTGGAGGTCACGGAACCTTTAAGACCTGCAGCGCACAAAGTAAACTGCTCGTCACCCGTAACATCAATGCCAGCAAATTTATGGTCAATAGACCAGTACTCATTGCTGGTTACGTTTTTGAGAAGGCGAACAGTAGGGAAAATCTCTTGGTATTTTTTGCTTTCAATGATTCTTTTGATTGTTGCCGACTTAGAACGTGCAATATCAACCGTGTAGGACAAGTAAAGAATTTGCAGTGGAAGCTTGGCTTGAGCATGGATGCCAATTGCCCAGGCTGTAAGCAAACCAAGGACTGTGCTTTTGGCTGATCCCCGTGGAGCAAGTAGATCGATGTTTGGACCAGCAATCTTGATCAGGCAGCTACTGTCTTCATTCGTCACAAAGTGACGGTGCCAATCAAGATGGTGCTTTGCGGGTTTTTTGTTCTCGTCAATATATTCGCAGAAATATCCAAAGTCCTCACGGGCTTTTTGGATAGCATCTAAGTTTTTCTGTGGCCTGACGTTGTACTTGCGTGCGGCAGCCTTGGCGTTACGTCGGTAAGCTAAGTGAACGTATGAGGGCACAGTATTGCTTCGTAGTATTACTAAATACTAGCGGAAATCAAGAATACTGTCTAAATTATTTCTTGCGCTTTTGCTCTTGATACTTGCGAGCTTTTTCCAGGGCAGCTTTACGTTTGTCCTTATCGCTCATCTCAGAGCCATCATCATTCTTGGCACCCTTGGTCTTGAAGTGCTCAAGGAGTTGCGGAGGCATTTTACCTTTAGCCATAACGCTCAGCCCAGGCCCATCCCGCGCATACGTTGGACAAGTTGATCATATTCCGGAGTACCAGGCTCAGGAGTACGGGTAGAGCGGCCAGGGCCGAACATAATTCCAGACCGGGGAGCAGGGCCTTGACCAGCACCACCGAAAGGAGCGCCGAAGATAGGTGCGCCACGCTCCACAGCACCACCAGGAGCGACGGAAGCAGGACCCCTTTCAGTACGACGGAAAGTCGCTTCTTCAAAGCCAGGGATGGTGGTAGTGGGGCCAGGGGCTTCACCAGGGAACATAGAGGCCCGATCGGATTGCGGTGCCACGCCCTGTTCTGCGTTGCGAATTGCTGCTTGCCGCTGGCGAATACCTTCTTGTGACGCTTGAGCTGCTTGCAGACGAGAAGCAGCGCCGCCAGCTAATCCTTTGTTTTGAGTTCCTGCGCCCATGATTTACCCTTAATTAATTCTTATTGTAAACGAAGCAAGTTTATTCTTCTAGTTGCATGCGAGCCCAAACACTCATCGAGGCCTCTTGTAAGGGACCTTCGATGGGATCGTCCTTAAAGATAAACATTAACTCACGAATTGCACGATCAGCGCCAGCCATGAGCAGACCTTTCCGATCCCTGGAAGAAGTGAAAAGATCAATCTGTTGAATAGCGCCACGCAACTCTTTCTGCATAGACGCTACGCGTGCAACACCTGCGTCGCGCTTTACGGTGCCTTGCTCCACGGCTTCACGGAGTTTCCGAATATCCTCTTGCATCTCATCAATTTCATACAAGAGGGTTGCCCTGTGATCTGGCTTTTTGTAGTTTTTGTTTACCCAAAGATCACACGCAACAATGCTTCCCGTATAACCAAGGAATCTGGCATACAGGAAGCATTCAATTACGGAATTATTTTCTTTAGCAAAAGAGCAGAAAGACTCTTGAACAGACGCATCGAGATTGTCGACCCATTGGTCAAAGATCTCAATATCGATAAGCTCGTTGGGCCTGGCCGTAATCGCGGGCTTCGTCTGCCTGCTTAAAGGCTTGGGACTGCTCGGCAGAAGTTCGTTGTTCTGATGCTCCTTTGCCGATTGTCTCACGTTCCTGTTCTCCTGCGGTTTCAGCTTTCTTCTTTGAGAATTCGTAGGCTACACCAGCTGCCTGGCGATACTTGTCAATATCAAACCAGTCGTCTGTACTGTAAGTATCTTCGATAGGTGTTGTAGCCATTCTAATAACTCAAATCAGAAGTTGCTCATCATGCCAGCAAGGCCGGTACCAAAGATGTCACGACGACCCTCAACGCTCTTTTGACGTTGCTGCCGTTGCTTGGAGGCCTCCAGGCGATTGAGCAGTTGCTCAAACTTCGTGATATCAAAATAGTCGTCGGCGGTTGCGCCGTCAATAACGGGAGTGGTCGTCATGGCTTTTTAGGATCAAAAGTTGCTCATCATACCGGCAAGGCCGGTGCTGAAGATGTCACGACGGCCCTCAACACTCTTCTGGCGCTGTTGACGCTGCTTAGAGGCTTCCAGGCGATTGAGCAGTTGCTCAAACTTCGTGATATCAAAATAGTCGTCAGTGGTGCTACCGGGAACAGTGGTAGTAGTCGAGGTAGTCATGAATTCTCAAGTACCAATCAACTAATTATAAGAGGTATTTTCCTAGAAACTGAAAGTTCCAACCAAAGTCTTGTAAATGTCACCTTGGGCGGCAATCTTCTGAACTTCCTTGGCGCCTTCGTTTTTCAGCTTCTGGGTTTCTTTGTCAATTTCACCCTGGAGGTTGGTTAAACCAGCGCTATAGAGGAAGCCCCTGGAATCACGAACGTTTTGTAGCTGTGCTTCCAGCTCTGCAGGAGTGCCCTCAAATTGATCTGCAAAGTCGGGAAGGGTGACTTTGGTTCTTTCCTTGAGATCTCCTGCATAGGTGGGAAGAAGACTCTTATCAAACTTGAAGGTTCTCTTGCCAGTGCCAACTCCCTCTGCATCCTTGACTTCGTCACCAAACATGGTGTCGTAGTAAGAATCCAAATAGCTCTTGTTGAATTTCTTCTGATACTCTTGACCCTTGTAGAGAGATTCCTTGAGGTCAGTGATGGTCTGGTAGTAACCACCTTTAAATCGCTCAAGCTGCGACGCTTTCTCCTCATCAGTTGCCTTGCGTCCCAG